TAATGTTATGAATGGATTTGAACCAACAGTATTAGGAGTATTTACAATAATAATGACAATATCTGAAATAAACTCAGTACTTCAAGGACTTCTAATAATAGCAACTTTGGTTTATACAATAATTAAGATCGTACAATTATTACAAAAACAAAACAAAAAATAATATGGCAAGATTATTTGAATATTTAGCACAAAAGATTAGAAATTTCAATGGTTGGTTTGCAACTAATTGGAATAATATCGTTAGAAAATTATTAATCAAAAATTAATTATATTTGTAGTATAAAAATTATAAGTTATGGCTTCAACAGTTTTCAATGGTACTAACCTTTTAATCAAAATCGCAGATGATGCAGGTTCACCTGCTACAATAGGACACACCACATCGTGTTCAATTTCATTTACTAACGATATGGCAGCTGCCACTACAAAAGATTCAGCAGGGTTTTCAGAATCAATCGCAGGTTTAAGATCTGCAGAAATATCTTTTGATGGTTTAGTTGATTATACTGATGCTAATGGAGGAAAAGAAATTGCACACAAACTACTTACAAGACAAAAGTGTGATTTTACATTTGGAACTGCAGCAACTGGAGATACGATTTATTCAGGAGAGGGATTTATTTCTTCTTGTGAAATAAGTGGTGCAATGGAAGAAGCAGTTACTTATTCAGGAACAATCACAGTTACAGGTGCAATTACTGAATCTACAAACTAACACTTGATTTTTAATGTGTAATTGTTATATTTGTTATTGTAAACTATTTTAAATGACAAAACAAAGAGGTTATTACACTCTTAAAATCGGAGGAAAGAATCGTACACTTCACTTTAGTATGAACTTTTGGGCAACCTTTACGGATATGCTTGGTGTTTCTCTTGATGAAATTGGAGGTATTTTTGAAAAAGGTGTTTCACTTAAAGCTATCATCACGATAGTATATGCAGGTATTTTAACTTACGATCAAGAAAACAAAAAAGAAATTGACTATGATAATTTCGATGTTGGTAATTGGCTTGAAGATATAACTTCAGAGGATATTGAAAAGATTATCAAAGCAATGACAGAATCTCGAATCTTAGGTAATGATTTAAATGCAGGTTTAAATAGGAATCCACAAACTGATTCAAAAAAAAAATAACCGATAAAACTTCTTGGGAGGATATAACCGATTTCTACATTGGTTATTGTGGTATTAATCCTAACGACTTTTGGACAAATACATTTAAGGAAAACAAACTTATGTCGGAATCCTATGTAATCCAAATAAATGCACTTTGGGAACAACATCGTTTTGTAGCGACAATGATTCATAATGTTAATGTTGGTAAGAAATCTGATATGATAAAACCCCACCAACTCTTTGAATTGCCACAAGACAACATAAAGAGAAATACGGCTAAAACATCAAGAGAAGATTTTGAAAAGTATCAAGAACTCATTAATAGTAAGTTGAATAAAAAATAGTTATTTTTGTACTATGGCAAATACAGATTTTAGGTTATTATTCGAGTTTATTGCTAAAACTGCACAGTTTAATATTAATATTGATAAAGCAAGGGGTAAAATTGATAAGTTTAGCCAACAGGCTACAAGGACAGGTAAAATGTTGTCCACGAGATTATCACTTCCTTTACTTGCAGTTGGTACTTTAGCAGTTAGACAAGCTGCAAAGTTTGAAAGATTACAAGTTACATTAAACACATTAAACGGATCAGCAGAGGAGGGTGCAAAAGCATTTGAAAGATTGGTGCAATTTAGTGCAGAAACACCACTACAATTAGAGGAATTAACAAGAGTGAACAATATGTTAATGGGATTTGGGCAAACATCAGATGATGCTTTTAAATCGCTTAAAATGTTGGGTGATGTTGCAGCCGTTTCAGGTGGTAATCTTACAGGTATAGCCGTAGCATTTGGTCAAGCTGCTGCAGAGGGTAGGGTAATGACAAGGGATTTAAGGCAGTTTATAAACAATGGTGTACCTATTCTTGATATACTTTCAATGTCAATGGGAGTTGCAAGGAGTGAAATAATGGAGATGGCTTCAGAGGGTAAAATATCTTTTAAAGTTTTACAAGATGGTTTTGAGTTTGCAACAGGTTCACAAGGTCGTTTTAATGATGGTTTAAAGGTTCTTTCACAAACTTTAGAGGGATTGTTCAGTACATTAAAAGATAATGTGAATATAGCACTTGCAGAACTTGGTCAAGAAATTGCAGATACACTTAATTTAAAAGAAGGTATTCCTGCTTTATCTAAAAAGATTGGAGAATTAGTAAAAAGGTTTAAGAATTTAGATGATGATACACAAAAATTTATAATTAATGCTTCTTTAATGGCAGCAGCTATTCCACCTATTATAATGGTTTTAGGTTTATTAACTGCTTCTTTATCTACCATTGTAACTACGGTTATGGCATTAAATCCTTTAATTACTGCATTAATATTTGTTTTAGGAACATTATCTACTACATTTTTGACTGCAAGAGCATCAGGAATATCATTTGGAGAAACACTTAAAAATTTAGTTAAATCAAAAGGAAGTGGAGGTCTTTTTGCAGCATTACAAGCAGGTTCATTAGCTGCAAAACTTGAATTAGATGCTTTAAAAAAATCAATGGAGGGGGTAATGGGACCTTTGCAAAAAGGACAAACAAGAAATTTACAAAATTTATTATTTCCTGGTGCAACAACTGCATCTACTTCTACTGCAACAACAACACCACCAAAATTTACAGGGCTAAGTGAGGGTGCAGCAAGTTTACATCAATCTATATTTGGTATGATTGAATCTGCAGGTGTTGGTATTAATACAGTTGTAAGACCTGCACTTGAATCTTTAAGCCCAATAATAACAACAACAACAAGTGCATTTCAAGATTTAAATACACAAGCAGTAAAACCTTTAGTTGAAGATTTTAAAACTTTTGGAGAACAAATTATACCCCAAATCGGTGTTGCATTACAAGAGGGATTTGCTGCGATTGCAGATGGTGAACCCCCATTAAAAAGATTAGGAACAATATTAAAAGGGTTAGTTGTAAGATTAATGGCAGCAGCAGCAGCAGCAATGTTGCTTGGTGCATTTTTAGGGGGTGCAACTGGTGGTTCTGCAATTCTTACCAAATTAGGTGGAATTAAAGGATTATTTACTTCCTTTTCAGGAATCGAATTTGCAAAAGGTGGTATTGTATCAGGACCAACAAATGCTTTAATTGGAGAATATCCAGGTGCAAGATCAAACCCTGAAGTAGTTGCACCATTAAGTAAATTAAAAAATATGTTAGGAACTGGTGGTGCAATGCAAGGAGAGTTTGTTTTAAGAGGTCAAGATTTAGTAGTTGCTTTACAAAGAGCAGAACGAAACAGAAATAGATTTAAATAATGGCTTACGGAGTTAAATATGAACTTGATTTTTCAGATATCAAGGGAAATAAAAGAAGTGTACAAATTCTAAAAAAGGATTATGTTGGCGATGTATTTGCTATTGTAGGAACTGACAATCCAGTAATTATTAAATACACAAATGATGATGATTTTTATAATCCGATAATCGGTTCTTCTTGTATTTTAAATATTAAAACAACCGACACAATATCGTATGATGAGTTTGTAAATTTTGATGAAAGAGAATATAAGGTTAGGGTTAATATTGGAGTTGAAGATGAAGCTGCAGATATTAATTCACCACTTTGGCAACTTGCAGATACAAATTGGGAAGCAACCGATTTTAATTGGGCAGCATCTACTATATTTCAAGTTTATTGGGAGGGTTATTTAGTTGCTGACACTTTTGCAGAAGTTATAAATTCAAAACCATTTGATATTAGTTTAAGAGCAATAGATGGATTGGGTACTCTTGATTCTTATTTAGTACCTGATGGTAATATAAACACAAATGCTGATGGTACAATTAAAGTTGCTGCAACCGATCAAACCATTACAGATAGTGCTTGGTATTATATTCACAAAATATTAAACTTTACAAATCTTGACTTTGATATTTTTGTTCAGAACAACATTAGAAAAGTAACACTTCCAACAGGTACAGTTGTAAATTCTAACAACAATTTATTCCAAGATATTTCAATAAATGAATTTGCTTTTACAAAAAATTCTGCCAAAATATCTTCAAAAGAGGTATTGGAAAACATATTAAGATTAACAAATTCAAGAATATATCAAGCAAATGCAAGTTGGTATATTGTTTCTAATAGTAATTATTATGATAAATCTATTGGGGGTACAATAACAGGTATTGATGATGACCAAGACCAAACAGTAATAAACCCATTGGTTACAACTGATTCTGTAACAAACACAACATCAACAAGTGTTACATTAAACGGAACTATTGTTTCAGATCGAGGACTTGCAATAATTGAAAGAGGGTTTTATTTTGGAACTAATGCTTTAATACAAGCAAATCCAAAAGTTGCAGGTACAGTTGCGACAAATTTTGTTTCTAATCAATCGAATTTAACGACTGGCGACACATATTATATTGCTGCTTATGCAAAAAATAATATTAATACAGAGGGAATAGGAGGAACTATACAATATACACCAGGTGCTACAACAACAACTGAAGCACCAAATGCTGCACCTATTGTTACAACTGAAGTGGTTGCAAATTCACTTGTTAAAAATACATCTATGACTGTAAAAGCAAAAATTACAGATGTAGGAACAAGTAATGTTACTGAATATGGTTTTTACTTTGGTACAGATCAAAATAATTACAATAACAATAGAAAAATTGTAGTAGCTACAAGTCAAAGCGTTTCAAGTCCTTTAGATTTTAATTTAAACACTACAAGTGTTACAAGCCCATCACTTACTTTAACAGCAGGTGTTGCTCATTTTTATACTGCTTATGCTATAAACACGACTGGTGAGAGTGTTGGAATAACAAGAACACAATATACTTGGAATTCGTGGAGATTAAGAAAATTATCAGATAGCACATCAGTTTCAGTTCCTTATGATGTTTCTAAAGCAGTAGGGAATGAGGTTACAATTTCAACTACTGGTACAGATTGTTATATTATATCAATAGGACAATCATTGGTTAGTTTAACAGGTCTTGCAACAATTAGTGGTGCTTGTGCTGATACTACTGAACCTGTGCCATCTACAACTGTTGCAGTTACTTGTAAAGCAATTACATTATATAGATCAGATACTGCTGATAACTTATGTTGTAAAACCCCAACATCAAGAACATTTTATATTAATGGTGAATCGTTTACTGACAATACAAATACAACAAAAGTATTTATTGATGATACTTGTACAACACTTACAAATGCTCAATTCTTATCAGAGGATTTAATTAATTATAGACAATTTAATGGAACAAACCTTTTAAATACGGCAAGTTGTCCTAACTGTGATGATGATGTAACACCTGCTGGGTTTTTAGTTGAAAAAGATAATTCGCAAGATAGATTAAGAGTTGATTACAATGCAAACTTTAGTGTTGGTCAGAGGGTTGTTTTAAGTGTACAAACTGAACATTGTTTTACAATACTTGAAGAAATTACAACACCTGATGATTTGTCTGCAATCACAATTAATGTTTCTTGTGATACAGACAAACCAACACCAAGTGAAACTTGTCCAACAATGACATTCTTTTCAAGATACTTAAAATGTGGTGATGACAGAATTGAGGTGATAGGTAATAACAAAAACGAATTTCCACAATTTTTAAAACAAATTTCAAATAATGATTGTTGGCAATTAATAGGTTCAACACCTGACATACAAAGTGATAATGAATTTAATTTAGGGTGTTTTCCAACAAGCAAATTTTCATCAGAATTTAATTCTTGTGATGAATGTTTAGGTATATCTACAACGACACAAGTGCCAACTACAACGACAACAACACAACCATCTATATTTTTTAGAATATATCAAAGTTTGCAATCTAATTGTAGTGCAGATGATACAATAATAGAGGTATCAAATCAAACAAATAGTTTTCCATCAGTTATTACAGATGGTGTTATATGTTACTCATCACTACAAGATGGAGGTGCAGGTACAAATGGTGATGTAGATAATTATTTGGATTTTGCAGATTGTGCAGCTTGTCAGGCTTATGTCAGTACGACAACAACACAAGCACCAACAACAACACAAGCACCTTGTACTGCAATTCAAGCAGCAGTTACAACATCTGCACTTAATGCTTGTTGTGGTTCTAAATCAATAACAATATATATTAATTCAAACTCAATAGCAACTGCAAGTGCTGTGTTTACAAATTCTGATTGTACTGTATTTCTTGGTGCAGGTAATTACATAAATGCAAGTGGTAATTTATTCTTTTGGAATGGAAATACATTAACAACTGCAACTTGTCCTGGTTGTCCATAAAATATGAGATACATTTGTTGCCAACCATCAACCATTTATTATTCTTGGCAAGTTGATGCTATGATACATAGTTTTTTAAATAATGGTATAAAAGCTGAACAAATAGATATTGTGTTTTCTGATAAACCAAATGGCGAGTTACCTTGCTTTTATTTAACTCAAAAATATCCTAATGTAAATTTTTATTTCTACCCTGACACAAGAGAAAACATTAAATACATTTCAAGTGTTCGACCACACATATTAAAAAAACACTTTTACAGATATGCTGATTTATATAAAGGAACTTTTATGTATCACGATTGCGATATCGCTTTAACAAAACCATTGCAAATAGATCATTACTTGTGTGGTTGCAATCCCACTTGTTATTTAAGCGACACAATAAGCTATATAGGACACGATTATATATTGTCTAAAGGTGAAGATGTTTTGGATTTAATGTGTGATGTGGCAAGTATTGATAAAGAGATTGTTAAACACAATCAAGATAAATCAGGTGGTTGTCATTACATTTTAAAAAACATTGATTATTCCTTTTGGGAAGAAGTTGAACAAGATTGCGAAAACTTATTTGAAAAAGTTGTTGCACTAAATACACAAAAAATTGCTAAAGATGATAGACACCACCCATTGCAAATTTGGTGTGCTGATATGTGGGCAGTTCTTTGGAATCTTTGGAAAAGAGATATAAATACTGAAGTCATTAAAGAATTAGATTTTACTTGGGCAACAGACAATGTAAATTCGTGGGGTACAAATGCAATATTCCATAATGCAGGAATAAACAACGATAAAAACAAAGAGTTTTATAAAGCAAAATATTTAAATAAAAAACCACCAAAAGATTTAGAGATAAATCCAACTTTGGCTTCATTTAAATATTATGAACTTGTAAAACAAATATTGTAAATTTGTAATATGGGTGCAATTAGAACAGAACAAACAAGATTACTTCAAGAAAATGGAACAGAAAATATAGAGTTTTTTGTTTATGATAAAGATGGTAATGCAAAAGCAACACTAAAACAAACAAAAGATGTTTTAAAGCAGATTCCAAGCAATTTAACACCAATTAATGAGGATTTAGTAGCAGAGTACCAAAGACCACTTAGAGATGCAATTAAAACAGTTAAATCAAGTTCATCTTATTTAATAAACAAGAATCCAAATTTTAGATACAATTCTTTTAATTGGAATATTACTGCATCAAAAGCAACAGTACAAATTCCATCACAAATAATAGCAAATGTTCAACCTATATCAGGTATTTATTGTTTGTATCAAGAAAATTTAGCAACTGCTGAATCTAAAACAACACATATGATTAAAAATATATTAAGCGATTCACCTATTGTTAGTGGTCGTGATATATCAATTGTATGGAATTACTATATACAATCATTTCTTGGTTTACCACTTGTGGAACAATATATAAGCATAGGTCTTGATTCTACAAATAATGGCACTATAAACAAGATGTATAATTTTGAAGAAAATAAATTTGAAACTGGAACATTTACAGATGCAAAATTCTTTAAGAAAATTGACTATACAGAATTAAACTCTTGGAATAAATATGAGACAACACTTCAAGTTAATTTGACAAGTACAGAAACAAACCCACATATTGAGGTAAAATTATTTGAAGCAAGATCGTTTGTTACATTGGGTGGTAAATTTTTTCTTGATGGTTTTTCTATTTCACAAAAAGCAATTTCTACTACAAAAACAATTACAAGGAGGAGGGGTGCTTTTCTTTTAACAGGGCTTCTTTCTTCTTTTAATGTTTCTACTGAAGATGAAAAATCAATTACTGGTGAATACAAGCAAAAACAAATTATTTTATCAAATGAACTCGACAGGTTAGATGTAAGTGCAATAGAGTTTGTTTATGCAAGAAAAGATAGACCTGGAAATGCAATCCTAACAAGCACTTTGGATAGTTGTGTTTTGCAAGAAATAATTAACGATTATAGAGATCCGTTAAAAAGATATGAGGGTTCTTTTTATAAAGATGATTCTGATGTAGTACCTATTTATTTTTACAATAAGTTGTGGGTAAATTTTGGAACTACTGTTTTGCAAGAACCAGTCGCTTGTATTATAGACCAAATGGAGTATAATGTCAAGCAAAATAATTATAGAATTGTTATGCACATTCCAAATCAAGATGATGACCAAGTTGCATTTAATACATATAATTTTGACTAAAAATTTTTTTATATTGAAAATATTTTTAACTTTACTACAATGTTACTAAAGAATATTTTAGAGGGTTGGGCAAATTGGACATTAAGCCAATTTAAATTACTTGATCCTAATATTGTTCAAATGTCAAAGATGAGATTACTTATTTGTGATATTTGTGATATTAGAAGTGGTCATATATGTAGCCCATCAAAACAAGGGATAAATGTTAAAACTAAAGAAATAAAAAACGGTTGTGGTTGTGCAATACCACCAAAGACACTTTCCCCTGCATCTAAATGTCCTTTAGATAAATGGTAATTAATGGATAAAATACAAACATTTATTAGTGAGTTCGAAATCGAATTCATTGATGATTTAAGGCGATTAGGTCTTAAAAAGAAAGATGTGGCAGAAAAGTTAGAAATGACTATGCCCACACTTAATTCAAAGATTCAAAACCCTGATACATTAACTGTTAAGGATTTGAGTAATTTGAAAGAATTAGAATTTAATTTAGAAACAATTAATATATAATGCAATCAATAAAGATTAAAGGAAAGGACTATATACAAGTCCACGAAAGAGTTGCTGAATTAAGGAGAAATCCTTTATACAAAACTCTTACTATTGAAACTGAAATAGTCGAAAAAAACTATTCAGAACTCATTGGTGATATTGTTAAAAACGATAAAGTTGTTGGTAAAAAAACAACAAAAGTTTTAGATGCAATTATCATCAAATGTGTAATTCGTAACAAAGATGGAAATGTTGTTTCATCAGGTTATGCACAAGAAGAAAAAGCTACTGGTTTTGTAAACGAAACAAGTTTTGTTGAGAATTGCGAAACATCAGCAGTTGGTCGTGCTTTAGGTTTTCTTGGAATTGGAATTAAAGATTCTATTGCAAGTGCAGATGAACTTGTTGTTGCTATTAGCAAACAAAAGAAATCTACAACTCAAAGTAAAAAAAAAGTTGAACATATAAATCAAATATAATATGGCAAATAAAGCTATTTACATAAAAGGAATAAGTATATTCAAACCACATCAAAATGCACCTGACTTTGTAAAAGGTCAAGGATTTATAACACCAAAAGTGTTATTAAATTTTGTAAAGGAGAATCCAAACATTTTAACGAGTGAATATGATGGTAACAAACAAATACCTATTCAATTAACTCAAAATGATGATGGTGGACTATCGTTAAAATTTAACGACTTTGTACCTAATAAAAAGGAAGTCAAAACAGAATCTATACCTGTGAAAGCAGAGCAAGATGATGACTTACCATTCTAACTTTAAGGGGGTTAATCACCCCCTTTTTTAATACAATATTATGAATGAACATATATTATACAATAATGTAATTGCAAATCTTACAAAGCAATTAGAAGAAAAAGAAAAAGAAATAAAAGAACTTAAAAATGAAAATAGAAAACTTAGAAGTAAAAAATGATAGTATTGAGGAATATCACTCAAAAGATTCAATTTCAGCAAGTAGCTTGAAATACATAGCTGAGAAATCAGTTTGGCACTATCTAAATCGCAAACCCATTAAGACAACTAAATTTATGACAAGGGGTAATGCTGTACACACAATTTGTTATGAGGGCATTGAAGCATTTAAAAAAGAATATTATGTTCTTCCAAAACTTGATCTAAGAAAAAAAGAGGATAAAGAATTGAAGGCAAAACTTATTGAAAAGAATAAAGGAAAGGTGGCTTTAGATGAAGATGAAGATAATATCATACGAGGAATCCACAAAAACTTTATTAGCAATGACAAGGTTAAAAAATGGTCAAAGGGTAAAATTGAGGTTTCTCATTATGGAACTTATCAAGGCATACCAGTTAGAGTTAGACCTGATTGTATGGGTGATGATTGGATAAGTGATATAAAAACTTGTCAAGACAGTTCACCTGAAAAATTTATCTATGATATAAAGTCAAGAAACTATCACATACAGGCTTGGTTCTACTGCTTTATGTTGGGCATCGATCCATCAAGGTTTCGATTTATAGCTTGTGAAACTAATCACCCATTTGGTGTTGAGGTGTATAAATTAGATGATGTGTTTATTGAAAATGCTGAATTAGATTTTGAAAGAGCATTTACATTTTGGAAACTATATAAAGAAAAGGGTATTCAAACTGGGTATCAATCCCAAGATTTTGATGATGATGGTACTATAATTTTAAAAGGTTGGAAAAAAAGATGAAAGATTTAAACATTATTAAGGATATTGTAAATGATTATTTTCAAATTAACATATCAAGAAAAACAAGAATGCAAGTTTATGTTGATGCAAGGGGTATTTATTATAGTTTATCAAGAGAATTAGTGCCAGGTGCGACCTATGAAAAATTAGGTAAATCGGTAAATTTAAACCACGCGACAGTGGTTAATGGTATGAAACAATTTAATTTTCTACTTGAATATAATAAATCAACCCAAAATAATTACTTAACTTTAAAATCAATATGTTTAAAAAATATAGATAAGTTGGCAAATCCATTTGATAAATATTTAAGTAAAGAAGATAAATTACAACATAGTGTAATGGAGTATTTAGCTTTTCAATATCCTAATGTTTATGCAATTCATGTTGCAAATGAGGGGAAAAGAAGTCCATTTGAAAGATTTAAGTTTAAATATTTAGGTGGAAAAGCAGGTGTTCCTGATATACTAATATTTAGGGGTGGTGGAACTGGTAGGTATGGTCTTGCAATCGAATTAAAGATTGGGTATAACAAACCAACCGATAGTCAAAAAGAAACTTTAGAAAGATTAAGAAAAGAGAACTGGGAGTGTCATTGGACAAATGACTACGATAAAACTATTGAAATTATAGACCTTTATTTATCAAAACCCAATGATTCAGAGTTATAAAATGGTTTATTGGTCAGAATCTAAGCAAAGGATTCGTTATACTGTCAATCATAATTTTGATGACTTTGAAAACTATGACTACATAGGTTCTTTAACTAAAGTTGAGTTTGATCTATTAATTGAAGCACTTTTTTTAAAGTTTCAAGATGAAGAAATTTCATTTGAAGATGTCCAATTAATGTATGACCGATTAAGAAAATTTTGTAATGAATTAAAAAACATTACCGAAAACCTGTAAAGATTAAATGAAAAAAAGTTATTATGCTATCATACCTGCATTTGTCAGATATGACCAAACACTAACCCCTAATGCCAAATTATTGTATGGCGAAATTACTGCCCTATGTAATGAAAAAGGTTTTTGTTTTGCAAGAAATAAATATTTTGCTGACCTATATGGTGTAAAAACAAGATCAATTACCGATTGGATTGGACAATTAAAAACAAGAAAATATATTAAATTAAAAATGACTTATAAAGAAAATTCAAAGGAAATTGAAAGTCGTGAAATATACATCATAAATTTTCGTGAGGTAGTGAAAAAAAATGCACCCCCTATAGAAGATAATCACCAGGATAATATATATATAAATAACAATAATAATACATTAGAATATAAGAAGAAAGAATTTTCAGATATGGTTTTAAAATCATTTGAACCAATATGTGAGTTATTTCCAATTCAAACACAACCAAAAACACAAGCCGATAAAAACTCTTGGCTTGATTGTATCGATAAACTTGAAAGGTTAGATGGTTATTCACCAAGAAAAGTTTATTACATAGTCCAAAAAGTTAGAACAGATGATTTTTGGAAAAACAATTTTTTGACCATTTTAAAACTTAGAAAGAAAAATAAAGATGGTTTAAAATACATTAACCTATTCGAAGCCAAGTTTGGTAAGAATCTAAAACAAATAAATATATGAGTAAAAAGAATAAACATCAAGAAAGAAAAGAAATTCCTGTTTTTTCAGGAGTTCTAAAATATTTTCCAAAAGCAATTAGATATGTTTCTAAAGTAAGTTATGTTGGAAATGAACAACACAATCCTGGAACACCACTTCATTGGGATAGGGAAAAATCTAAAGATGAATTAGATGCTTGTGTAAGGCATTTAATAGACCATACAGAAGAACCATTAGATGAAGATGGATTATTACATCTTGGTAAAGCTGCTTGGAGAACACTTGGTGCATTGGAGAAGTTTTTAGAGATGAACGATGAATAAATCTCTTGTCAAAGAACTAAAAGCAAAAGCTGAGGTCGTAGCTGATAACTTTTCTAAAAAGAATCGTGAGGGTAATTTTAACAATGAAATATTTAAAGTTGTTGAGGTTATTCCAATGTCAGATCATACGGCTTCGGTAATATTTAAAAAGAACACTGGCAAGAAAGCAGTTTTCTTTTTTTACTATCTCAATAGAGGTATGTCAAAGGGTTGGCAATATTTTGTACCAACTGATGCTCATATTATTGGTATGCAATCATTTAATTTTTATAAATTAGAAGTTGAAAGGAATAATTATAAAGAAAACTTTAATGAAAGATAAATTTTTAGATTTTGGAATTGACATTGGTTTTAAAACTGGTGAGTTCCACACTACTTGTCCAAAGTGTAGTAGTACAAGAAAAAAGAAAACCGAAAGGTGCTTATCCATAAATGAACCAAAAGGTTTATTCAACTGTCATCATTGTGGATATAGTGGTAATGTAAATCTTCAACCAAAAAAAGAATATGTAAAACCTATTGAGGTTAAATCTGAATTATCAGATAAAACTCTAAAGTGGTTTGCTAAAAGAGGTATATCAGAAACCACAATCGTTAATTGGAACATTAGCGAATCCATAGAGTATTTTCCACAAGTCAAAAAAGAAAGAATAGCAATCAACTTTAATTACTATCGTGAAAAGCAACTAATAAACATCAAGTATCGTGATGGACAAAAGAATTTTAAACTTTTTAAAGATGCTGAACTTATCTTTTATGGTCTTGATAATATCAAGGAAATGGAAAAGATTTATATTGTTGAGGGCGAAATAGATGCTTTATCATTACACGAAGCAGGTCTTTATAGTGTTTGTTCAGTTCCCAATGGTGCATCTAAAGGATCACAACGATTAGAATATCTTGACAACTGTTGGGAATACTTTGTGGATAAAACAGAGATTATATTATGTACAGATAACGACCAGGCAGGATTATCACTTCGAGGAGAACTTGCAAGAAGATTTGGACAAGGTAGATGTAAGTATGTTGAATTTGGCGATTATAAAGATGCTAACGATATATTAATCAACAAAGGTGCAAGTGAACTTCGAGAAGTTGTTAGTAAAGCAAAGAACTTTCCGATTGAGGGTGTACTAAATATTAACGATATTTGGGATAGTGTTTTAAACTTTAACGAGAATGGAATCAAGAATTATAATGTGCGATTGGGAAACTCTACTGAGTATTATAACATTAGCTTCGGAGAATGGACTGTATGCACAGGGATTCCAAATGCAGGAAAGTCAGATGTCATCGACCAAATATGTGTTAATCTTGCATTACAAGAAAACTTTAGAGTAGCAATGTTTTCACCTGAATCATTCCCTTATGAATCGCACATAAAAAGGTTAGCAAATAAGATAAATGAGAAAGAATGTACTACCCAAGATTTAAACAATACAAAAACATTTATTGAGGAACACTTTTTCTTTGTTCGAATAGACATCGAAAACTTAACCCTAAAAGGCATTTTAGATGCTTTTAAGCAACTTGTATTCCAAAAAGGTGTAAATGTATGTGTGATTGATCCATATAATATGTTAGACCATTCTGCACAAAGAGATTTTACTTATGTAGGAAAACTATTATCGGAAATAACCCAGTTCTGCCAACAAACCAATACTCATTTATTTCTTGTTGCACACCCAAGAAAGATGGAAAGTGTTGATGGTAAATATAGAGTACCGAATCCTTATGACATTTCTCAATCATCTGACTTTTTTAATAAAGCATATAATTGTATTACTGTTTATAGAAATCTTGGTCAAAAAACTATTTATGGAAGTGATAGTGTACAAGTATATGTTCAAAAGGTAAAGAGAAAAGAAAATGGCAAACAAGGCGATTTTATGGTTGCACCTGATTTTAAAAATGGGGGTGTGTATAAAGAAATAGATAAAGACAAACAAAGGTTTGAAGTAATAAAAGACAATATACCGTTTTAAATAAAAAAATATGAAACAAAAAATAAGTATAAAAAAAATAAAACCAAATAAAAATAATCCAAGATTTATAAACAACTCTAAATTTAAAAGATTAGTAAAATCTATTGAGGAGTTTCCTCAAATGTTAGAAAAAAGACCAATTATAGTAGATGAAAATTTTATTGTTCTTGGTGGTAATATGCGATTAAAGGCGTGTAAAAAAGCAGGACTTAAAGAAATTTGGATTGACCAAGTTCTTGATTGGAGTGAAGAAAAGAAAAATGAATTTATAATAAAAGATAATTCAGGTTTTGGTGAGTGGGATTGGGATATATTAGCAAATCAATGGGATATAGAACAGTTAGAAGATTGGGGGTTAGATATTCCTGAAATACCAATTGTTGATGTAGAAGCAGAAGAAGATGATTACCAAATACCTGATGAAATAAAAACAGATATTGTATTAGGCGACTTAATAGAAATAGGCGAACATAGATTGTTGTGTGGCGATAGTACAGACAGCGAACAAGTGGCTAAGCTAATGAATGGAGAGAAAGCAGATATGGTTTTTACTGATCCACCATATAATGCCTTAAAGAGTTGGAAAAAAAATGAAACTAAAAGCGAAACAAGATTAAATCCTAACGAATGGTTTGCAAATGATAATATGAATTGGAATGATTTTGAACAATTTTTATTAGATAGTTTTAAAAATTTTAATAGCGAAAGTGTTTATATATGTTGTGACTATAGAATATATCATATAGTTAAAAAACAAATAGAATTATGTAATTATAAATTAAAACACTTAATCGTATGGAAAAAAAATATATGGGGATTAGGTAAAAGATATAGATTTCAGCACGAATTAATTATATATGTAACAAAAGAAAATAATTCACCGTTTTATGGTGACAACTCTCAAAGTGATGTGTGGGAGGTTGATGTAGATAGGCAAACTAAACATAAAACACCAAAACCAATAGAATTATCGTCTATTGCTATAAAAAACAGTAGTAAAATAAAGATGTTAGTTCTTGACCTATTTCTTGGTAGTGGTTCAACAATGGTAGCAGCTCACCAATTAAAAAGAAAATGCTATGGAATGGAACTTGATCCAAAATATTGTCAACTTATAATAGACAGGATGCAAAAACTTGACACTAATATTGAAATAAAAATTAATGGTAAAAAATATAAATCAAAAAACTAAATTCGTTCTTTATATTTAGCTTATTAGTTCAAATCCTGGTAAGCATACTTTTTAAATAACGAGGTTTTGTTAGTTTCCTCGTTTTAATACCTTTGTAATATGTTTGATGTAAGCATATCGGTAATGAGGGGTTTTGGTGTAGGTTTTAACTACTCTAATGAGGATATTGAGGGATTGGAATATATAGCCGATGATCTACGACACACGATACAAATTATCTTTTTCTTTGTAATAATCAACATAAATTACTTTACTCCTAACGAAGAATAGTCAATATTAATAGTTTTTAATGTATTTTTGTAAAGTGAAAACCAACAAAAAGCAACATACTAAAAAAGCAATTCTTGAAGCATTAGAAAAATCTTTGGGGGTTGTTACAACTACTTGTAGAAAAGTTGGAATCAATAGAACCACCTTTTACAAGTATCTAAAAGAAGATGAGGAGTTTGCAAAGCAAGTAAAAGATATTGAGAACATTGCACTTGATTTTGCTGAATCACAACTACACAAACAAATAAGTGAGGGCAATACAACTGCTACAATATTCCTTTTAAAGACAAAAGGTAAATCTCGTGGTTATGTCGAAAGAAGCGAGATAGTACACGACAATCAAATTAAATCAACCATTATAGAATGGACACCACCAAGAAAATTGAACAAAGATGCAATAGACAATTCTACGACCTTATTAGATCAAACAAAAGATTCAAAGTCCATCAAGGAGGAACAAGGTCAGGAAAAACAGTCGCAGTCTGTCAATACATAGTATATCTAATCACAACATCTAAGAAACCTTTGACTATCTCAATAGTTCGTAAGACATTACCTGCATTAAAAGGTTCTGTTCTTCGTGATATTATGATTATACTCCAGGAAACAGGAATCTACTATTCAGGTACTCATAACAAAGCTGAAAACACTTTTAAGTATAATGACCACCTAATAGAATTTCTTTCAGTAGATGAACCCCAAAAGATTCGTGGTCGTAAAAGAAACATTGCTTTTCTAAATGAGGGTAATGAATTAAACATAGAGGATTTTAGACAAATCAATATGAGAACTCTTGATATGGTAATTGTTGATTTTAACCCATCAGATCCTATCCATTGGATTTATAGCGACTTAATTCCAAGAGATGATTGCGATACTTGGGTAACAACATACAAAGACAACAACTTCTTGTCAGATGAGTTAGTTCACGAAATAGAGAGAATGAAACTTCGTGATCCTGATTACTGGAGAGTATATGGAGAGGGATTAAAAGCAATCTTTAGTGCAAGACAAATATTTAATAACTGGACTTTTATTGATTACGATGAATTTCCTGAATTTGATTTAGATGTAGAGGGAATAGTCGGAATTGACTATGGGTACAGTAATGATCCAACTGCTTGTGTTCTTGTCTTTAAAAAACACGATAGGGTGTACTTGCACGAGATATTATACCAAAAAGGTTTAACTAATAGCGATATTGTAGATATATTAAAAGCTAAAGGCTATGGCGAGGTAATTACTTATGCTGATTCTGCTGAACCAAAATCTATTGAGGAGATGAGAAGATTAGGTCTATACATAAAACCTGCAACAAAAGGTCAAGGAAGTATAAATGCAGGAATATCTAAATTAAAAGAGTACGATATAATTGTAAGCAATGAATCAAAGAACATATTACGAGAATATCAAAGCTATTATTGGGAACAATTAAAAGATGGAACAATAATAAATAAGCCACAAGACAAGGAAAATCACTTAATGGATTCTATTCGTTATGCCGTTTATTCTTCCTTTGGTAAGAAAGAAAACTTTTTTGTAATTTAATTAGTATTTTTGTAAAATAAAAGTTATTCGATGGCATCAATATTATCAAGATTTCAGAAACTCGTATCAAAGAATTTTCAACAAACTAATGCAGAGTTTAATAAAGCGATATATAACTACATAGGGAATAGTATTATTTGGAATCCTGAAAACGATAGTACATACATTGAAAAGGGTTATCAATACAACACAACTATATATTCTATTGTAAATCTTATTGCTAAAACGGCAGCAACAATTCCATTTCAGATATATGAGATTAAAAGTGAGAATGAGTTAAAGAGATACAAAGCAATGACAAGTGGTATCGCTAATGGTTCTGCATTACACAAAGCAGAGGTTTTAAGAAAACACGCTCTTGAAGAAGTGGCAGATACAGAACTACACGATTTACTATCAAGACCTAATCCTGCACAATCATACAATGCTTGGATTCAAGAGATAATAGCTTTTGGTAAACTAACTGGTAATCGTTACATCTATGGTTTAAAACCTGATACAGGTGCTAATAAAGGCAAATTCAAAGAATTATATGTATTACCAAGTCAAAAGGTAGAGATTAATAGTGGTGGAATATTTGATCCAATCAAATCATACTCATTAGAGTACAATGGGCAATATAAGATGGCAGCAGAGGATATTTGCCACATTAAAGATTTTAACCCTTATTATGATGGAACTGGTAGTCATTTGTACGGAATGTCGCCACTTAAAGCAGGTTTAAGATCGTTAGATACGAATAACGAAGCAGTTACAACTGGTGCGAAGTATTTACAGAATCAAACTGCAAGAGGTGTGCTTATGAGTGATGAGGGGGATATTAATGAAGTTCAAGCACAACAATTAAAAGAGAAGTTTAGACAAAACTATCAAGGTTCTAATAGTGCAGGTGATATTGTAATAACACCAAAGAAACTATCTTGGATTAACTTTGGAATGTCTGCATCTGATTTATCTCTTATAGAACAGTACAATGCAAGTATTAAAGATTTATGTAATATTTATTCTGTACCTGCAGTTCTTTTAAACAACACAGAATCTTCTACATACAACAATGTAATAGAAGCTAAAAAGACATTGTATCAAAATGCAGTAATTCCTGAACTTAATAAAATCAAAGATGAATTAAACAGATGGTTAGTTCCTGCTTATGGCGATAAACTATACATTGACTTTGATTACACAAGTATTTCTGAAATGCAAGAAGAAATGGATAAAGTGGTTGGGCAAATGAGTCAGGCTTGGTGGCTAACTCCAAATGAGAAAAGACAAGCAATGAGTTATGGTGTTGAAGCTGACAATGATAAACTTAATGATTACTATATTCCAATGAATCTTATGCCATTACAAGATGAGGTGATTGCAGATGATTTTAAAAGTGTTAAAGTAAATTACGATGAACTTCTTGATGTTAAGAGAGAGGTTCGTAGAGATGTCTATACAACCGAAACCGAAGCAAGTGAAAGAGCAGAAGCAATAGGTTGTCAAGGTGTTCATTCACACGATGATAATGGAAATAAGATTTATATGCCGTGTGCATCACACGAAGATTATATTGCAATCATTGGACAAGATGTTAAAGATGAATATATTGATAAACCAGTAAAACCTGGTAGTGCAGTAGAAACTGGTCTTAAAAACAAGGTAGAGGAACACAATGAGAAAGTTGGCGACAATAAATCAAAAAGAACTTCTTATAGAACTTTGCAAACTGTATTCAATAGAGGTGTTGGTGCATATAGAAACAATCCATCATCAGTAAGACCAAGTGTTACAAGTGAAGATCAATGGGCTTATGCAAGAGTAAATTCATTTTTATATGTTCTTCGTAATGGTAAATTTAGAAGTGGTAAACACGACACAGACCTTTTACCAAGTGGACACCCAATGTCAAGCAAGAAATCGATTACTAAAGCCGAAAGCTATAATGATTACCCACAAGGTGCTACTAACAATGCAAAGAGAATGTTAGAATGGAGAGAGAAATATGGTCGTGATGTAGTCAAGGGTGGTACAGAAGTTGGTTGGAAACGAGCAAATCAACTTGCAAATAGAGAACCAATATCACTTGATACTGTAAAACGAATCAATAGCTTTTTAGCAAGACACGAGGATAATGCAAAAATATCAGAAGATTATAGAAACGAACCTTATAAAGACAAAGGGTATGTTGCTTATAATCTTTGGGGTGGAAAAGCAATGATTTCTTGGGCTAAAAAGATTTCTCAAAATGCTGACTAAAAAATTTAAAAAAACTTATCATAAGGATTGGCTTAATCAATTAGACATTGAAGAAGCGAAACAAGATAAGAAATGGACAAAATATCTTGTGGGTGAAAACAATCAAATAATTGATGAGTTTTTAAAAGCGAATAAACAAATACCTGACTTACAATTTAAATTTAAGGATAGCGACCTAATAACTCTTTATGTAGAGTTGTACCAAGAGGTTGGAAATAAGTTTGCCAAGTGGTATGCTCAAAACTTTCACAAATACATAACTAAAAACACTCATATTGAATATGAGGATATATGGAATGAAAAGTTTGCATACATAGGAAATGAGGTAGCAGGTGCAAGAATAGTTAGTGTGGGTGGTAATCGAAGAAAAGAGTTTGTCAAGACATTAAAAAGATATATGGCAGATCCTGACTTTCAATCAATGAATGAGGTACAAGCAGGGAGAATATTAAGAAAGAAGTTTAAGGATATGTCTGTAAACAATGCAAAGCGAATTGTTAGAACAGAAAGTGTCAATGCTGCAAACTATGCTACGAATCAAAGTGCTACTGATGTTTTTGGTAAAGAAAACTTACAAAAAGAATGGATTGCAACCTTTGACAATAGAACAAGAATAGATCACATACAAGCCAATGGACAAATAGTCGATATGGATAAAAAGTTTATGGTTGGTGGTGAGGAATTAAGTTATCCAGGTGATAGTTCAGGAAGTGCTGCAAATGTTATTAATTGTAGATGTACCAACGCACCATTCCCTAAAGAAGAAATTATACAGGGTTCAATACCACAAAGAATAGAACCTATGCCAGTTAGAGTTCCAAGACAACGAGTCGTGCAAGAAGGAAAACCAAACTTTTATCCAAAAGAAATAGATGATTTAAAAAAACAAGGTTATGATATTGATGATAAAGCAATGGAGATAACAAAATTGTTAAACAAACCTATGAGTGTAAAAATAAAACAAAGGGGGGATTCTTTTGCACGAGGAAATACAATTGAAATTAACATTAAGACACATAACACAAAATTTAAACTTAACCAGGTTTTAGTACACGAAATAGGACATATAGTTCATAAACAAAGAAAATGGGCAGATGTTAATGTTTTTGCAAAATCTAAACCAATTTTAGATGATGATGTTAAAAATGCTTTTGAAAAATGGAGAAAACAATTAGGATACAAACAAAGCAATGAAATACAACAACAAAAATTACAACCATTTAGAAGATTAAATGATAGGCAGAAGATTGCACAATTAAGAGAAAAATTTAGTGATATGGACAGAATGGATTTTCTTTATGAACACGGTGCAATGTCAGATTTTTTTGGTGCTTTAACTAAAAATAAAGTTGGTTTTGGTCATTCTAAATCATATTACACAAGCAGAGGTGTTTATGGTCAATATGCAGAAGTAATGGCACATTCATTTGAAAATTTTTATCAAGGAAATAAAATATTTAAATACTTGTACCCTGAAATATATGAAGAAACAAGGCAATTAATACAAACTTTAATAAACAAAACAAATGGGGGAATTTGAAAAACTTGTAGAACAATACGAAAACTTACACCCAAAAGCTGAATCACCTGGTTTTTGGATTATGCAATTTGATATTGATGTTATTACTGAAATGTTAAAGAATTCAAATGGTAGGCAAATATCAATTATTGAAAAGACAAATCAACTCGATGGTGGTGAATTAATATATATAGAAAATTAATATCTTTGTAAAATGGAAAATATAATATATAAGTCAAGCCCAATCGGTGAATTAATTGATGCCGATGAAAAGAGTGGAATCGTAAAAGGTTATGGTTCTGTGTTTAACAATGTTGATAGCGATGGTGATATAATTACACCTGGTGCATATACAAAAACGATTATGGAAAATGGTAGTCGTGTTAAATACCTATATCAGCACAATATGGATCAACCTTTAGGAAAAATGGTAAACCTATATGAAGATGACAAAGGATTAATGTTTGAAGCGAAAATACCAAAAACTCAACTTGGAACTGATGTATTAGAACTTATGAAAGCAGGAGTGATTACCGAAAATAGTGTTGGTATATTACCGCTACAGAAAGAAGCAGGAATGGGTGATGATTACAATAGAAAACTAACAGAGGTAAAACTCTATGAGATTTCTGCCGTTACACTTGCTGCAAATGATGAAGCAATGATATTAGATGTAAAAGGGAATGTAGATAAGGAGAAAGTATTGAAAAGATTTGATAAACTTGTGAAGTTAATTCGCAAGGGTAACATTTCTGACAATATGGGTTATGCTATCGAAGCAGAACTCGTTAAGCTAAAATCTATTTTTAACGATAGTGCCACTTTGCCAACCGAAATTGAAGTTACAGAGCCGACACAGATAAAAGCTGATAATAGTGATATTTATAATTATTTGTTTAATAAATTAAATTCGTAAAAAATGAACGATGAAATCAAAAAAGAATTAGACCAAATCGGAGATTTAGTTGATTCTAAAATTGAAAAAGCATTTAATTCGGCACAAGATAACGCTAAAGGCGAGGTTGAAGAATCACTTAAGAGTGAGATTTCAAACTTAACTAACGACTATCTTGCAAAGAATGATGAAATGCAAAAGAGAATGGATATTATCGAAATGGCAGCTAAAAAAAATGCCGTAGATAGTAAGCCTATGAACTTCAAATCCGCAATTAAAGATGCGATTGATGGTGGTGCTATTGAAGCACTTAAAAAAGGTAAATCAAGAGCTTCATCATTTGAAGTTAAAGCTGATATGACAACTGGTGCAGATTATACTGGTGAGGTTATCGCAGCGACAAGAGTACCTGGATACAAGTTTGATCCAAGTAATGCAGTACATATAAGACAAATTGTTCCTGTTGGAACTACAAATTCTGATCTAATCAGATTTGTAAAAGAAAGTGCTTATACACAAGGTGCTGCTGCTACGGCAGAGGGTTCTGCTTTAGGTCAAACAGATTTTAACTTAACTGCATCAACTGCACCTGTCGAAACGATTGGTACATACCTAAGATTATCAAGACAAATGATGGAAGATACTGAACAATTAAGTTCATATATTTCAGCAAGAGTTCCAAGTAAACTTATGGCAGTAGAAGATGACCAGTTATTAGGTGGTAATGGTACTGCACCAAATTTAGAGGGATTAAGAAATTCTGCTACAGTTTGGAGTACAGGTGCATCAGGTTTTGGTGCTGCTGACTTTGCTAACCCACAACAATTTGATGTACTTATAACTGCATTAAACCAAGTGGCAAAAGCTAACTATACTTCAGATGGTATTTTATTACACCCAACTGATTTCCACAAAATTCTTGCTCTTAAAGATTCTGACAACAGATATCTAAAAGATCAAGTTTATCAAGGACTACAACCAACATTTATGGGAGTACCTGTAAGAATCTCAACTGCAATGGCAGAGGGAGAGTTTATCGTAGGTAACTTTAGTCAAGCTGCACAGATTTGGCAGAGAGAGAACATTAGTGTTGAATTCTTCGAGCAAGATTCTGATAATGTTCAAAAGAACTTTATAACAGTTAGAGTTCAAGAAAGATTAGGTTTCACAACTTATCTTCCAAATGCTCTATGTAGAGGTTCATTCGCAACAGTGATTGCTGCTCTATAATCATTAGAGATTATATTATTAAAGGGGGGTTTTATACCCCCTTTTTTTATACCCTAATGTTAAATAATCATTAAAGAATATTAAATAAAGTAAAAAATATTTGCATATAATAAATAAATTGGTTTACTTTGATGAAAATTAGAAATAATGAATAAAATTCTCACAACAATAGAAAAATTGCAAATACCTATCATTGTACTTGCAGTGGTTTATTTTGCATCACACTTTTTAATTTGTTTAATAACTCATTAATGAAAGTAATATATAAAGCAACACAACAAGATTTGAATATGCCAGTTGATGAGCAACTGCAAAAAAGAATACTAAAGTATTTATGTTGGGGATTAGGATTATTTACATTTTGGGCAACATTAGCAATTGAATTTTTATTTTGGTTATTTAGATAATGGCAATGAATAAAAAAATAGCACCAAAGATTATGAGAATAGTATCAGATAATTTAAATAAAGATGATGTTACCCAAGATATGTATTTTAAAATATTAGGTTTGGTTTATAGTATAGAAGATGAAGTAGAAAAGAGTAAAAAAAATAAAGTGTTTAGTTAATTAGTTTTTTTTTCATATTAATTAGGTGATGAGTGGTTAATTTCGGTTAGCCACTTTTTTTTTAACTTTACATTTGTGGATAGCAATTCAAAGGGTTGTATTGCTGAATATAAATTCGGTATTGAATGTCTTAAAAGAGACATAAAAATATCCTATCCCTTGCTCCATACTTCCGTATATGATTGTCTTGCAGACACTGGAGATAATATTTATAGAATTCAAATCAAATCAACATTTCAAGGTTTTCAAAGAAATAGAAAAACTGTACACATACAATGGAAACGAACTTATGAAAAAGTAGATGTAGATTATTTTGCGATATGGGTAGAAAAATTTGAAGGTTTTTTTATTTTTAAAAATGATGGTACAAGATTAGCCGTAAGATTAAGTTTGACAAATAATTATTCAAAATTTTTTAATAACTTTGACTTTAAATAGTTTTTTCTTTCTTTATTCTTTTTCAATCAAATGCACTGTAAACTTTATGGTGCATTTTTTTTGTATTTTTGTTTTAAATAATAAATTATGTTAGAAGATATATTAGAGTTTTTAGGAATCATAGAAAGAGATACTAAAAAGACAAAAGAAACAAAGGAACTAAAACAAGCATACAAGAAAAAAATTAAAAAAAATAAGTAATGAAATATTATAGTAATCCTTTAAATCGTTTTCATACACAAATGAAAATTACTGCAACGACAGGATCAGAGATAATCAATACGGCAACGGCTAAATCTTATTTAAGAGTTGATACAAGTGCTGATGATACTCTAATAGGTCAAATGATAACACAAGCCAGGATTATAATAGAAAACTACATTACGAAAGACATAGCTGCTAAAACAAGAAAGTTGTATTTAGCGAGTGTTGATGAAAGGTTTGTTCTTCCATTTTCACCCATAGCTTCAATTCAATCAATAACAGTTGAAGGAACTGCAACAACTGCTTATACAGAATATGGTCTTGATGATACGATTGTTGAACTTAATAGTTTACCATCAAAGGAAGTAATCGTGAGTTATACAACGGCAGGAATGAATGATAGTTTTTTAATTCAAGCGAACTTACAACTTGTTTCTACTTTATATGATAATAGAGCTGATTTTGTGATTGGCAATACTGTTAATGAAATCCCAACAAGTGTAAAGGAGTTATTAAGTTCGTATAAAACGATGTTTATATAATGAATTCAGGAAAATTAGATACAAGAGTTTTGATTAAAAGACAATCTAAAACTGTTGATGGGTTTGGTGGTTTTTCATCTACTCTTGCAACACAAACAACGATTTGGGCGATGGTCAATTATACAAGTGGTGATGTAGCAACGAAGAATGGCAAGAGAGATCGAAACTTGGTAATTGAACTAACTGTTAGGAAAAAAACTGCTGATGCTATAAATACGACAGATTTGTTAGAAATTGAAAATGAAAGTGGGCAATTTCAAATAAATAATATGTTTAATAGCAATTACAAGTATTACACAACAATAACGGCAACAAAAAGGGAGTAATGGATATTAGAGTTAATAAATCTGATCTTAGAAAAGTCAATAAAATGTTTGACAAATTAGATGCACTTGGCAATAAAGGGGTTGATATGATAATTGACAAAAATGGATTATTAATATCAAGAGAAATAAAATTGCCACCTATTCCAGTTGATACAGGTAATTTAAGAAACAATGTTGTTTATAATGCACAAGACAAAGCAATTGAATCTAAAGCACCTTATTCAGGGTTTCTTGAATTTGGTACAAGATTTCAAAAATCACAACCTTATTTCTTTAATAAAATAAACTTAGGATTAAAAAGGTTAATGTTAGATTTAAACAATGCAATTAAAAGAAGTTTAAGATGAAAGAACCAATACGATTTATAAGACAAAAAATATTTACACTTTTAAATGGGAATGTAAGTTATGGTGGTGCAAATATACCTGTATATAATCGTGTGCCATCTTCACAAAGCGAACCTTATATAATTGTGTATTCTGCTGATTCTGCACAAACAAATCAAAATCAAAGTGATTTTATAGTAGAATGTATCACAAGAATCGAGGTCGTCACTGCTTTCTTTTCTGATGATGGTGGAGAACTACAAGTAAATGATATTGTAGAATCTATTTTAGAACTAATTAAGACATCTACGACAGATTACTTTGACCTTACATCAAACAATTTTAATGTGTTTACAAGCAACATTAACGGAGTTGCTTATAGTAATGATGATGATGATGAGAAAACTTATTACAGAGCAATTATTGACATTGCAAACAGAGTTCAACAAAATTAATAATTATGGCAAAATCTAAAAAAGAAAACTTTAGTACAAATATATCTTGGAAAGAAGCATTTGGTTCTGCAACTGCTAAAAAATTAAAAATCAAAAACACACCTAACGGTGAACAATTAGCGAATATGAAAATATTGGCAGAGGAGTTTTTTGAACCTTTAAGAGAAAAAGTAGGTGAACCAATTATAGTAAATAGTTTTTTTAGATCACAAGAATTAAATAATGCTATTTCAGGTGCTGCTGCAACATCACAACACATTAAGGGTTGTGCAATAGATTTAGATGCTACTGGCATTACTAATTGTGAATTATTTTATATAATTAAAAATGAAATGGATTTTGATAAACTTATTTGGGAATTAGGTGATGATAATAACCCTGCTTGGATTCACATTTCTTATGTAAAAGGAAATAATCGAAAGTTAGTGTACCAAGCAAAAAGAAAAGAGGGGAAAGGTTATTCTACATATACTCATTTTGACTTAGATATTGATTACGATGCTGAAACTTCTTAAAAAACTCTTAGGGTTTAAATCAAATGATAATATTGGTGGGCTTGGTCTTGAAATAAGAGAACTTATCAAGGGGAAAGAGATTGATCCACAAACATTAATTGAACTACAAGCACAAATTAACGAACAAGAAGCCAAGCACAGAACAATTTTTGTAGCAGGTTGGCGACCTTTTATCGGTTGGGTATGTGGATTTGCACTTGCATATAATTTTGTATTAAGAGATTTGCTTGTTTGGTATGTTGGAGTTGAATCAGCACCCCCTGCCCTGCAAATGGAACATTTAATGACAGTTTTAATAGGTATGCTTGGTCTTGGAGGAATGAGAACTTTTGAAAAGTTTAACAACAAGTCAAACTAATGGCACGAAAAGTATTTGTTTCTTATATTGAAAAGCCAAAGAAAAAAAGACCTGGTCGCCATAGTAAAAATGCAAGTAAAGGTCAATCAGGTTACAAAAAAAAATATCGTGGGCAAGGTCGAAAGCATTAATAATTAATTTGTTATTTTTGTAATAAATTATTACTTATGTCAAACGATTTATATTATTCAGGAAATTATCAGAAAGCAGCATTCGGTGAATTTGGTTTAAGAATCATAGCTTCAGGTGGTACAAGTACAGTTGGTGAGAAATACAATGCTATTCAAGCAATGGAAGATTCTACGATAACTTGTACAAATGCAGCAACAGGTGGAGATACTGCGATAACAAGTTTAGAATTATCAGCAGGGATTATTATATATGGAACATTTCATACAATAAGTTGTGCAGCAGGAAAAGTAATTGCTTATATCGAATAGTATGTTAGGACTTGGATTAAATTTAGCAAAAATGGGCAATAAGGTTGCTATTGCTATTCAAAAAGTAAGACAATATTGGAATAAGAATCAACAAAAATGGGAAAATGTAAATAAAAATTGGGAATCATTATAAAATAAAAAAATATGGCAAGTTTAACAGGTAATAAAATAAAAGATACTTATACATCACTACTTAAGGTGGGTGATAATTCTACAATAGATGGTTCAGCACAAGCACTTACTGATGGTGCAGGTAATGCACTTGGTCTAACATTAACAAATACTGGAATTATTGTTTCTACTAATAAAGGAACATTAATTGGTACATCATCAACTGGTGAGGTAAGTTCTACAATGATTGCTGACAATGCCGTAACTGCCACACAATTAAACATTAGTGGGAATGGTACAAGTGGACAATTAATTCAATCAGATGGAGATGGATCGTTTAGTTATACTGCTGCTTCAAGTGGAGATATCACAGGTGTTACGGCAGGAACAGGTTTATCAGGTGGGGGAACGAGTGGTGCAGTGACTGTAAGTTTAGGTGCTTCAACTACAAATTCTTTTACAATGGGTGGAAATGGTTCTACAGGTGGGGTTACTGTTAATGATGGTTCAATACAAGTAAGAACAGGAACAGGTAATGTAGCAGAAATGAGAATGTATTGTGAAAGTTCAAATGCACATTATCAAACGATTAAAGCTGCACCACATAGTGCAGCAAGTTCAGCAGTATTAACTTTGCCAACTGCAACAGGAACACTTGTTGCTACTGGAGATACAGGAAGTGTAGCTGCAGGAATGATTGCTGCAGATGCTGTAGGATATTCTAAGTTAGGTGCAGAGTTTACATCAATCGTTGCATTAGGTTCAGGAACAGAGGTAAATTGGGCAAATGGTCAAGTATTTACTAAAACATTAGGTGCTAATACAGCTTTAACATTTACTGGTGTACAAACTGGTATGCAGATAAATTTAGTTATTAGTGGCAATTATTCTTTGACATTACCAACAAGTGTAAAAGAAATAACTGCAAATTATGCAGGTGCTGATGGAGAACAATTAATAAGTATAGTTTCCACAAATGGAAATACAGAACAATTCGCAACAATAAATAAAGTCGTATAATATGAAAGCAGTAAACAACGAAGGTGTAATAACATTTTATCAATCATTACCAAATTCATTTAGATCATCAACTGGATTGCATTTAAACACAAAAGGGTGGACTGAAGATGAAATGGAAAACAATGGTCTTTTTGATGTAATTATAGATGATAGTTATGATTCAAGGATTCACGATTTAGGTGAAATATATTGGGACACAGAAGCTACTTGTTTTAGAAAAGACATATCTAATAAAACATTTAGTAAATCATTAACCGAATTAAAAGAACAAGCGATTACCAATTTTAAACATAGAATAGGTGGTGAACTTGCAAAAACAGATTGGTACATTATTAGAAAAGCTGATAATGGAACAGAAGTGCCACAAGAGATAGCTGATGCAAGAGAAGATTTAAGAGAATTATCTGATACAACTGAAACTGAAATCAATGCTTTAAGTGCAAAAGGTGCAGTTATTACATACGATTTCCCAAACATTTAATAAATGGGTTTAAATAAAAGATTAATTGGTGCAGGTGCTACTGCAAGTGGTGCATTAACTCCAGGTGAAAACTTTAAGGCAGTTACTTATACAGGTAATGGTGGAACTCAATCAATTACAGGTGTTGGCTTTAAACCTGACTGGGTATGGATTAAAAGAAGAAGTAACACAGAGAACCATAGTATTATGGATTCTACAAGAGGTGTACAAAAAGAATTAAGCTCAAACTCTCAAAATGCAGAACACACCACTACTAATGGATTAAGTTCTTTTGATACAGACGGATTTACAGTTGGGGCTAATAATGGACAAAATACTTCTAATGAAACTTATGTAGCTTGGTGTTGGAAAGCAAACGGAGGAACTACAACATCAGGAACAGGAACAGGAGGTGTGTCAAGTGTAACTCATCAACTTAATAGTGATGCAGGTTTTTGTATAACTAAATTTACATCAGGTAGCACAGGAGGTACTGCTACACACGGATTAGATTCAACTCCTGATTTTATAATAATGAAAGCTATAAACAGCACACAGGCTTGGTGGATATGGCACAATTCATTTACAAGTGGTAATGATTATTTGCAACTTCAAACAGCTGATGCAAAAGGAAGCAATAGTAATGTTTGGAATGGAACTGCACCAGATGCAAGTAAAGTGACTTTAGGTGCTTGGAATTCTCAAGGTTTTCAATACATAATGTATGCTTTTAAAAATGTCGATGGCTTTTCAAAG